TTCGAGATGCCTGCCACTTTGGAGGATGAAGAAATCGAAGCAATTCTTGCCAAGGCAGATGATCTGGCCGCATGGGTCAGTGACATCAAGGAGTTCGCTCTTCAATCCGCAGTCAGCGGTAAGAGATGGACAGGCTGGAAACTGGTCGAGGGACGTTCTAACCGTAAGTACACGGATGAAGGTGCTGTGGCAGATGCCGTAACGGCAGCAGGCTTTAATCCGTATGAACAGAAACTGCTGGGCATTACCGCCATGACTTCCGTACTTGGAAAAAAGCAGTTTGAAAGTATCCTGGGCGGTCTTACTTACAAGCCACAGGGTAAACCAACACTTGTGCCGGAGAGTGATAAACGTCCGGTAATGAACACCGCAAATCAAGATTTTAAAGATGAAAATTAAGAAGGACAATCTAATGTCTAATGTTAAAAACGCAAATCCCATGAAGGTTATCACTGGTCTCAATACTCGCTGGTCTTATGCAAATGTGTGGGAGCCTAAGAGCATCAACGGCGGCGCACCGAAGTACAGCGTCAGCCTTATCATTCCGAAGTCCGACAGCAAGACCGTAGCCAAAATCCAGGCTGCCATCGAAGCTGCATACAAAGAGGGCGAAAGCAAGCTGAAGGGCAACGGCAGAAGTGTTCCTGCACTTTCTGTTCTGAAGACTCCGCTTCGTGACGGTGATACCGAGCGTCCGGACGATGAGGCTTATGCCGATTCCTACTTCATCAATACCAATAGCGCATCTGCTCCCGGCATCGTGGATGCAGACCGTCAGCCTGTAATTGACCGCTCCGAAGTATACTCTGGTGCTTATGGTCGTGCCAGCATCAATTTCTATGCGTTCAACTCCAACGGCAACAAGGGTATTGCCTGCGGTCTGAACAATCTCCAGAAGATGAAGGATGGCGAACCTCTCGGCGGCAAGTCCCGTGCAGAGGATGATTTTGCAAGTGAAGAAGAGGATGATTTCCTGGCTTAAGGAAGGGAGAAAAATTATGACAACAGTACAGAGTATGATGCTTTCGGTCTGCTTTGGTGCCGTAGTAGGCACCTTCATTGCAGAGGTGGTTTGTATGATCCGCTTTGCAGTGGAAGACCACAAGGAAAAGAAACGTAAACGCAAGGAAAAAGAAGAGTCTGCTGATAAGGCAGAATAATCGGACGAGGCGGCAGGAGCAATCTTGACCGCCTTGTTTGTTGTGGAAGGAGTGACACGTGATGAATGAAATCAAAACGCTCTCTATCGATATTGAAACCTATAGTGATATTGATCTTAGTAAATGCGGTGTTTACAAGTACACGGAATCGGCAACTTTCGACATTCTGCTGTTTGGGTATGCAGTAAACGGCGGTGAGGTGCAGGTCATTGACCTGGCGTGTGGAGACACAGTTCCTGCAGAGATTATTGCAGCACTGACAGATGAAACTGTGACCAAGTGGGCATTCAATGCATCTTTTGAACGAATCTGTCTGTCTGCCTGGCTCCGCAGATATTATCCCCAGGACTTTTACAGCTACGGCACCCCGGAAGATACCGTTCGCAATTACCTTGCCCCGGAATCGTGGAAATGCGCCATGATCTGGTCGGCATATATGGGATTGCCGTTATCCCTTGCGGGAGTTGGTGCTGTCCTTGGATTGGAAGAACAGAAGCTGAAGGAAGGCAAAGACCTCATTCGGTATTTTTGTGTTCCCTGCAAACCTACAAAAGTCAATGGATGCAGGACACGAAATCTGCCGGAACATGATGCGGAAAAATGGAGTCTGTTCAAATTTTATAACAGACGAGATGTGGAAGTGGAGATGTCGATTCAAAAGAAACTATCCAAGTACCCCGTGCCGAATTTCGTATGGGAAGAATATCACATCGACCAAGAAATCAATGACCGTGGCATCGCTCTTGATATGGAGATGGTCGAGAATGCCATCAACATAGATGCAAAGTCAAAGGCAGAACTGAACACCGCCATTAAGAAGATAACCAATCTGGAAAACCCCAACTCGGTCATCCAGATGAAGCAGTGGCTTTCTGACCACGGTATGAAAACGGATACTCTCGGCAAAAAGGCGGTGGCTGAACTGTTAAAGAAAGCGCCTCGTCCACTGGGAGATGTTCTCTCCTTAAGACAGTAGCTTGCCAAATCCTCCGTGAAGAAATACCAGGCAATGCAGAATGCCGTGTGTGCAGACGGCAGAGCCAGAGGGATGTTTCAGTTTTACGGAGCCAATCGAAGTGGCAGATGGGCTGGCAGGCTTATCCAGCTGCAGAACCTTCCGCAGAATCATATACCGGACTTGGAACAGGCCCGTGGACTTGTGAAGTGTGGCAATTATGGTGCACTGGAACTTTTATATGATGATGTGCCGGATACTCTGTCGCAGCTGATCCGTACCGCTTATGTGCCAAAAGAAGGATACAAATTCATCGTATCGGATTTTTCTGCGATTGAGGCTAGGGTGCTTTCTTTCCTTGCCGGGGAGCAGTGGCGTATGGATGTCTTTGCTAACAGTGGGGATATTTACTGCGCATCGGCATCCGCTATGTTTCATGTTCCTGTGGAAAAGCATGGTGTGAACGGACACCTTCGTCAAAAAGGAAAAATCGCAGAACTGGCACTTGGTTATGGCGGTTCGGTCGGTGCCTTAAAGGCGATGGGTGCTTTGGATATGGGCATTGAAGAGGAAGAATTGCAACCACTTGTGGATGCATGGCGTTCCTCAAATCCTCGCATTGTGCAGTTCTGGTGGGACATCGACCGTGCGGTAAAGAATGCAGTCAAACAAAAGATACCATCTGATATTGGTAATATTCACATTTTCTGCCAGAGCGGTATGCTGTTCATCCGTCTTCCCTCTGGCAGAACCTTATCCTATGTAAAACCACGCATGGGAGTGAATCAGTTCGGTTCAGAGAGTGTGACCTATGAAGGTGTCGGCGGTACGAAGAAGTGGGAGCGTATTGAAAGTTACGGCCCGAAATTCGTAGAAAATATTGTCCAGGCAATCAGCAGGGATGTTTTGATGTATTCCATGAAGACCCTACATCACTGTTTTATCGTGGCTCACATCCATGATGAACTGGTTATTGAATGCAGTATGGGTGTTTCCCTTCCAGTGGTCTGTGAACAGATGGGCAGGACTCCGGCATGGATGAAAGGACTGCTTCTTCGTGCGGATGGGTATGAAACCATGTTCTACAAAAAAGATTAATAATATGGGGGTTCGATTGTTTCGGATTCTTCGCTTATAGGCAGAGGGACACAAGTTCCTCTGCCTATAAAATTTTAAGGAGGAATTCGTAATGGACGAATTAATCAGAATCAATTTCGACAGTGACTGCCCTACTGTGAGTGGGAGAGAACTTCATGCTGCCTTAGAAGTAGCAAGTAATTACACTACGTGGTTTAAGAGAACGTGTGAGTATGGATTTATGGAGGGTGCTGATTTTAAAGCTGTCTTCCAAAAATGGAATACAGCTCAGGGAAATGAAACCACACAGATGGATCACCAGCTGACCATTGATATGGCCAAGCAGCTCTGCATGATTCAGCGCACCGACATCGGCAGACAGTTTCGTCAGTATTTCATTAAGGTGGAAGAATCCTGGAACTCCCCGGAAGCGGTTATGGTGAGAGCATTGCATTTTGCCAATCAGCAGCTGGAACTTGTGAAACACAAGAACATGGAACTGACCTGCACCATTGCTGTTCAGAATCAGCAGATTACGGAGATGAAGCCGAAAGCCGGTTATTACGATGTGGTTCTTAACTGCAAAGATCTGGTTGCGATTTCTGTGATTGCCAAGGATTACGGCTGGAGTGCCAACCGCATGAACCGTTATCTCAGCGAAAATGGTGTGCAGTACAAGCAGGGTAAAATTTGGCTGTTGTATCAGAAGTATGCGGAAAAGGGATACACAAGCACCAAGACCTTCAGCACTCCGGGCAGTGACGGTGACCTTCATAATCATGTCCACACCTATTGGACACAGGCCGGCAGACTGTTTATCTATGGAATGCTGAAAGCCGAGGGCATCGTTCCTTTGATGGAACAGGAGGTGTAAGCAGATGGGTATTGATAAGTTCAACTCTGAAGGGTATTACGACCCGACCACCTATACGGCACTTACCAATGTCCATCGTGACGAGATGGCAGCTGATAAAAAGGCTGCCTATCGTCCTTTGGTATATATCTGTAGTCCGTATGCGGGAGATATCGCACGTAATGTAAAGAACGCAAGAAAATACAGTCGATTCGCTTTTGAGCAGAATACCATTCCGGTTGCAGCACACCTGTTGTTTCCGCAGTTCATGGATGATGACAATCCGGCAGAGCGTGAAGCGGCTATGCATTTTAACTATGTGCTGCTTGGAAAATGTGAAGAACTGTGGGTGTTTGGAGATACCATATCAAACGGTATGGCACATGAAATCGGCATTGCAAAGAAGCGCAGGCAGAAAATCAGATACTTTTCAGAAGAATGTAAGGAGGCGGCACAATGAGAGTAACGCTGTATACGGCTAACTGTAAGGGCAATAAGAAGAACTGCATTTATCCCAATCGATGCGTGATTGAAGATGAGGTCGATTTTATGGCGGCTGTCGGTTATGACCATGTGTGTGCCTGGTTCGATAAAAGCTACCGCAGTACCGATAATTTCCGTACTTCAGATGTGGATGTGATGGACTGCGATAATGAGCATTCAGATAATCCAGACGATTGGATCTACCCGGAGAATTATGAAAAGCTGTTCCCAGATGTCAGCTACATCGTAGTGCCAAGCCGTAATAACATGAAACCCAAAGACGGCAGGTCAGCCAGACCAAGGCATCATGTGTATTTTCCTCATGACTCTGTGGATACGGCAGAAACTTGCACGGCATTGAAAGCTACTATTCATCAGAAGTTTCCCTTCTTTGACGGGAACGCACTCGATGCTGCCCGTTTCATTTACGGTTCTGCCAGTGAGGAGATTATCTGGCATGAGGGTGAGATTACCATCGATTGTCTGTTAAAGCCGTCCATGTCTGCCATTCCCCAGGGACAGCGAAACAGCACCATGTCCCGTTTTGCAGGAAGGGTGGTCAAGCGTTACGGTGCCACCGACCATGCCTGCAAGATTTTCATGGAAGAGGCTGCGAAATGTGACCCGCCTCTTGACGATGAGGAACTTTAGCTGATATGGGGCAGTGCCAGTAAATTCGCAGCAAGGGTGCAGAGTCAGGAAGGATATGTTGCACCGGATGATTATAACGATGATTTCGCACATGAGTCCTTAAAGCCATCGGATTATTCCGATATTGGACAAGCCAAGATGGTGCCCCGTGAATATGGAGATGAATTTTGTTTTACCGATGCCACCGACTACCTCAGATACAACGGTGAATACTGGGTGGAATCGAAGCAGAGAGCCGTTGGTGCGATGGAGGAGTTTTTGGATTTACAGCTGCAGGACGCATTGGATGAAGTGAAAAATGCAATGGATGCCTTGCTTGTAAGCGGTGTCGATGAAAATGAAGTCACTGCCGGAGGCAAGCATTTTGAAAAGACCTTAGAGGGAGAAAAGCTGGAACTGTACGGAAAATATATGACGGCAAAACAATATCTCGGTTTTGTAATGAAACGCCGTGATATGAAATATGTGGTGTCTGCACTGTATTTCCCATATCTTCAAAAGCGCATGCAAAGGCGGAGGATAGCATCCCCGTTACCCATGCACGTGCTGTTATTTTGCTTCTTGTGCAGCTGTGACAAATGCGATATAATAGCCTTGTCGTGGTGCCGCTTTTGCGGTTGTGCTGGGTGGTTGGTTCACCTTAGTGCAGGACTGGTGTGTTGGTAGCACAACAGTCTGCCATGACGTTTTTTATTGTCAGGGAAACCCCGCCAATGCTATGTAAACTCTAAACGGCAAGATTGTCAAGTCACAATCCGTAAAAGTTTTTTTTAGTCATAGAAATAGCTGACCGCTGAAACTAGATATGCGGATCCAGGTCATGTCACTGATAGCAGGGATTATTTAACCGTGACGATGGAGTAATTGAAATTCAAAAGAGGATATGGTACAATAAGTTATCTGATTTGTGAAATTAGTTGGCAGGAATATAAACAGGAGAATGAACATGGTCAAGAACAATATAGAATTAGATGTGAAGGTCAAATGTATAGAGAACGGAACCACGCAGTCACAGATTGCAGAGAATATTGAAACGACAAAATCCTATGTCAATCGCATCATCAAAAAGCAGGACGGTGTGGTCAATAAGACTTTCGTGCAGATGATGGAGGCGCTGGGGTACGATATAGAACTTACCTATGTCAAAAAAGAACGATAGAAAGTTGGTGTTTGCATGGACAATAAAGGTGAAGTCCTCATATATCAGACCGAAGATGGTCTGACGCACATAGAGGTTGAAATGAAAGATGATACAGTCTGGCTGACACAGGCTCAGTTGATTGAGCTGTATCAAACATCAAAATCCAATATTAGTGAACATATAAAACATATTTTTGAAGAAGGCGAACTGGATGAGATTTCAGTTGTTCGGAAATTCCGAACAACTGCTGCTGACGGAAAGAATTATAATGTAACTTATTATAATTTTGACATGATTATCTCCCTCGGATACCGTGTAAAATCTTCTGTTGCCACAAAATTTCGCCGTTGGGCAACAGAGCGTTTAAAGGAATATATGATTAAAGGATTTACGATGGATGATGAGCGTCTGAAAGGCAATGGCGGCGGTAACTACTGGAAGGAACTGCTTAACCGCATTAGGGATATTCGTTCATCTGAAAAGGTACTGTATCGGCAGGTGCTTGATTTATATGCTACAAGCGTTGACTATGACCCTCGCAGTGATGCATCAATTCGATTCTTTAAGATCGTACAGAATAAACTGCATTTTGCAGCTCACGGTCATACTGCGGCAGAAGTGATATACAAACGGGCAGATGCAGAAAAACCTTTTATGGGACTTACTTCATTTTCAGGAGAGTTGCCGATATTAAAGGATATTGGAATTGCTAAGAACTATCTTTCGGAAGATGAATTAAAGGTTTTGAATAATCTTGTTTCGGGTTATTTTGATTTGGCAGAGATTAATGCCATTGAGCATAAGCCTATGTACATGAATGATTATATTGAACAGTTGGATTCCATATTGTCTTCTGGGAATAGAAAGCTATTGGCAGGCTCTGGAAAGATAAGCCATGACCAAGCAATAAAAAAGGCAGAGGAAGAGTACAGGAAATACCAGAATATCACAATTTCTCCTGTGGAGCAGGCATATATGGAAGTTATCAAGGACGCAGGACAAGATGCAAAAAATGGAGCGAGAAAAAGATGAGGGAAGAACATTTTAAGATAGAAAGCATTCCCACCGTGATATATGGAGATAAGAATAATAAAGTCTACATTTTCATTCACGGCAAGTCACGTTGAAACGGTCGTATCGCTGGAGAGGAAAGACTGCTAAATCAAGAGGTTTCGAGGTTTTGAGGGAGATATGCAGGTGTGCTTTTATAGTTGGTTGGAGAAAATATGTTTCCGGTTACCGTGGTGGGGTAAGGAAAATGAACGTTTTGGCAAAAGGTTTTTATTCTGTCAAATAAGCACTTCTGTCTTGTGACGGAGAGATACATCTAATTTATGGAGGGGAAAATGATTTTATATAGACCTGTTGGTACAAAAGAACTGGAGCTAATAGAGAGAAGCAATTACAGTGGATTTCCGCCGAGATTAGCAGAGCAGCCTATTTTTTATCCTGTTTTAAATGAACAATATGCAATGGAAATAGCTTCTCGTTGGAATGTAAAATATAATGATGATCACAGGGGATATGTGACAAAATTTGAGATTGATGACAGTTATTGTGAACAATTTGAGGTTCACCAGGTTGGTGGCGAGTATCATAAAGAGCTATGGATTCCGGCGGAAAATTTAAAAGAATTTAATGAGCATATTATTGGGAAAATCTGTGTTATTAGTGAATTTTCAGATATGCAAACTTGATGGTGTAGAAAATAATAAAGGAGAGAATAAAATCCAATGAACAAAATAAGCATGCCATACAGATGCAAGTTGTTTTTTAAGACGTTTCTAAGTTGATATAGCCAGAATATTTAATGATTTAGGTAGGCTATTATATCAGGGAGGTTGAGATGAAAGGATATGTAATAATGAAGCACCATCGTTGTAAATACCTGAAGGCAAGCGAACGTGAAGTGAAAATAGATGAGGGGATTTGGTTCTACAACAGAAAATGAACACAGATTTGGTACGCAGCACAATACAGACAGGGCGAAAGGATTGTCAAATGAGATACAATTGGAAACCGATATTCATAGTAATGATAAATATTATTATTCTAATGTCAGGCTGTTCTGCACAACGGTATGGTCTTGGATATGAATTGCAAGAAGAAACCGTGAGACGAGAAATAGAAATGAGCAGTGAAGCCGTTGATCCGGCCAAGATTACTGTGGATGAAATCCTGACAAGCAGTTTATTTATCAAGGTAGCAGAGCAGATATTCGGCAAGTCGGCGGCGGATATTACATGGTCCCAGTTGCAGCAGGTGTCTTATCTGGAGATATCATTATCAAAGCTAAATTTACAAGATGTAGTTATCACCTATATGCTGAATCAGGGTGCGCCAACACCTAAAAATATATGGAGCGTAAAAGGACGCGCGACACAGTACGAGCCGAATCATTCTAACCAGGCGCCGCCAGATACCTATGCAGATTGCCAGGTCATCGAAATACCGGCAGCAGTTCGGACTCGAGGTGATAATGAGATTGGAGATTTGGGCTATTTTACAGGGCTAAATAGCCTGGTTCTGGGTGCTGAGATAAAGCTGAAATCAGTACAAAAAGACCTGGGTACGCTGACTCAGCTGCGTTGTCTTTCAATTTCTCATATATCATTTGCTGAGATCAGACAGCTTTTTCCGGCTGGTGCCCCCATCACTGACCTGATCATAAGTTACGCAGATGAAGGTTCTATAGGTGAAATCGAGCAGTTTACTCAGCTTAAATCATTGTCTATGAATCGATGTAAAGTATCTTCTCTGGATGGTCTGGAGTCTTTTCAGAATTTGCGTTTGCTTGAATTAAATGAATGCAGTGTAACAGATGATATGTCAGCTCTGTCAAGGTCGAAATCATTGGAAGCGTTGTTTGTAAAGGGAAAAAACTATAGCCAAATTGATTATTTGTCAGAGATAAAGGATTTAAAGCGTTTAAAGAGTCTTCATCTGAATGATTCTGATATCTGGTCGCTATCACCGCTAATGGAAAATACGAGTCTTACCGAACTTTCTTTACACAAATGTGAAAATTTGAGGGATATTACAGCTATCGAAACCATGACAAACCTGAAGACGTTTTATATCATAATGAGCGGAAAGATGGCAAAATTAGATTTTAATAAGATACCCCAGTTAACGGATCTTTATATTTCGGTATCAGGTGGAGTGCAGTTTGACGACCTGGCGGGGCTGACAAACCTGGAGTTGCTGACGTTTTTTAACTTTGACACGGCTACTGACCTTCAGATACTGACTGAATTTCATAGTCTTCGTTATTTGCAAATATCACAGGTTCGGTACAATGACGACTTGTCACCAATTTTAAATCTTCCCAAACTAGAAAATATTTATTTGAACAATAGCCAGTTTTTGCTTAATGATGGTAAACTGTTACCAAATGAGAACCTGATTGTATTATCTCTGGAAAATGCCGAGATAAATGGAAGTAAAGCGGGAGAGTTTTCGTTTCTGTCCAATTACCCGAATCTGCGATATCTAAGTCTGGCAGGGATTAACCTGTCATCACTGGAATTTATAGATAATCTACCGGTACTAAAGGAGTTTCATCTGCAGAGGGATTTAGAACTGGATTATGGAATGTTGGATCAACAAGAAGACTTGCAATATTTTCTTAGATAGCAACTAAATAACATGAAACATGTATATATTCGAGAGTAAAGCGCTTTGGGGTAGATGAATTAAAATGAGCGGTGAATTGCATGGTGGCCAATCACTTGATGGAAGTAGGTTATTATAAAAACTTGAGAATAGTTTGTTCCGCCAAGGGGGAACCATACCCTCCCGATATCATTTTCACCTCCTTAAGGCAATGTGAAATTTGTGTAGAAATTTGTCGAAAATGATCCAGTTACTGATACGAGGTGTGGTGAATAATATCCCCCCCCCTGCATTTTTCTGTTGCAGGTATTTGAATGAGATAGTATAATCAAGAGAAGAACATACATTCGGGCGGGCAGTTACCGAGGAATCCTCAGTGACTGCCTCAGACTGTAGACAACTAGACTTGCCAAAAAGGAATATGATCATTGTTTGCATCCTTTAACAGACACAGATAATTATATATAATGAGGGTGGATATTAGGTGGTATTTGACATTGATTTTTGTCATGAATAATAACGTGATAGGCAAAAAATAGTTAAAGAAGGTGATTGCAATGGCAGAGAATCAGAATGTAGAATGGAAAGAGTCGTGGCGTGACGAATACCTAAAATGGATATGCGGCTTCGCAAACGCTCAGGGCGGCAGAATATATATTGGCACAAATGATAATGGTACAGTTATTGGTGTAGCTGATAACAAAAAGCTGTTGGAGGACATTCCGAATAAAATCCAGACAACGCTGGGA